TTGGCAGGTACGAAACCTGCTACCTGAAGATAGTGTACCTAAATACACAACGCATTATGTCAGCGAAAGAAGTAATGGTGATCCAGCATGGTTTAACAGACTATCAACAAAAACTTTAGTAATCACAGAAGACTATTTGAGTGCTTACAGGGTAGGNTTTAACACANCACATNCTTCTATGGCGTTACTAAGAACATCTTTGTCAGACAAGGCATTGTTTGACATAGAGAGCAAGCATTACGAAACAATCATTATCTGGTTAGACCCAGATGAAGCAGGAAGGAAAGGAGCAGCAAAAGTATATGAAAAACTAAACCACTTTTTACCACACAACACAAATATAGTTATATTTGATCTAGACAAAGAACCAAAAGAATGTACTCCAATAGAGCTACAGACTTATCTCAACTAAAGGAACCTAATGGATTACGATGTGCTTTATCTTTGTTCTCAAAGCAAAGAGAATTTAGCCAAATACAGACGATACATCAAACCGCATGTAGTCGTTAAAGAGACCAACATCATTCTTGATGGTATGGACAAATACTACAAAACATTCCCAACAGTTTCTGACTTCAACTGGGATAGTTTTTCTGCTTTTCTTATAGCAGACCAAAGCAAACGACTAACTGACGATGCTATTGTCAAGCTTCGCATGACGCTAACCAAAGCAAAAGCGTTTGTTCCACACCATGCACANGAAGAAGTTATCAANACTCTTATNGAGTTAGATTACTTAGCTCTTATCATGGAAGAATGTGAAAAGGTAAAAGAGGGTTCTAGTGATCTTGAACACGTTCATATCCTAGCTACCAATGCACTTAAAGATGTAGAAAGGTATATAGAAAAAGATGAGCTGTTTGTATCTGCTGACTTATCTGCTATTGCTGATCGTATCAGCTCTAGCGGTTACGAATGGAGACTTGAAGTTCTCAATCGTTCACTTGGCCCTCTTCGTACAGGTAACTTTATTATTGTTGCAGCTAGGGTTGAAGTAGGTAAGACAACGTTTTTAGCTAGTGAGGTCAGTTACTTAGCACAGCAGTTACCCAAAGACAGACCTGTTGTATGGGTTAACAACGAAGAAGAATCTTCTGTTGTGTTCTTCAGAATAGTACAAGCAACACTAGGACAAGAGTCTAAAGTCATCATAGCTGACTCAAAGGCAGCTATGGATAAGTACACCACACTGATGGGTGGTAACAAAGACAAGATACGTGTTACTAAGGACATGAACAACATCAGAGACTTAGAGACATTGTTCAGAGAAGTTAACCCAGGACTTATTGTCTTTGACCAACTAGACAAGGTAGATGGCTTTAAAGCAGATGACAGAGAAGACATCAGACTAGGTAAGATCTACAAGTGGGCTAGGGAACTAGCTAGATCTTATGGCCCAGTCATTGCTGCATCACAACTAAGTGCAACAGCAGTAGATATGAAAGATCCACCGTTTATAGGATTAGATGCTCTCAGAGGCTCTAAGACAGATAAACCAGGTGAGGCTGACGTAGTAATCACTCTAGGTAAGTACAAGGAACCTAAGACTCCTGAAGAGGAAATCATTAGGACGTTAAATGTTCCTAAGAACAAATTACCTGGTGGTGGTACTAAGCAAATGGAATCAGAAAGACATGGTCAGTATTTAGTAACAATAGATCCAATCAGAGCACGTTTTGAATAGGAGTAGACATGACAAAAAACGAACAGAAGTTATTTGATGCTTTAGCATATTTAGTAGAACAGGTAGGAGAAGATGTAAATCCTGAATACATGACTAAACATATGAAAACAGCATTAGAAGATGCGTGTGAGGTGTTAGACGAACTACAAGGAGAAGACAAATGAAAAGAGTAACAGCTTGGAGTATCAATGTAGTGTGGGAAGACGGTGAAGAAGAGATTCTCACAGACGTACCTAACTACGTAGCAGAGGCAGTAGACAGTCACATGACTTTCTTAGAAGAGTTGACTGCTGAAGAAGTTAGGAGAAAAGATGATTGAATTAGAGCTTAGTGAATTCTTTTTATGGGTATGGTGTATTGTTGCTACAGGCTTTGCTATGTACTACAGACACCATATGGTAGCTAGACACATCATTATTATGACCTTGTTAAATGATGAAGAGATTAGAGGAAAACTAATAACCAACATCAAAGGATGGAGTAAAGAAAATGACTGAATTAGAAATTAGAAGACTAGCAGATATGTACGACATCAAAATGGATTCAAAGCTAATTAACTTTGCTATTCAGTGTTATGGTAAAGGTTACTCTGATGGCAAACGTCAAGCAGAACAAGTAGATGAAATGAGCGATGACGACTAAAACAAAAATAGAAGAGTTGGCAGACAAATCTGTTACTTTGGGTTGGAAGCCACATGATAAATATTCTTTTGGTTGGACAGATCCCAGATCAACTTTTTCAGTAACACCCGCAACTATGACATTACCTAAAATACATCAAGAAGAGTTAGAGGCACAGTTATTTCAAAAGTTGCTTGACACTAAAGTGTTAGAGATGGCTGCTGTAGGTAGTAGAGTTACTTGTAATCCTGCTCCTACTGACACTGANGANGACATACTCATTCTTACAGAAGACGTTGCTTTGTTTNTGGGTGATGCCCTTGAAGCAGGGTTTTCTAACTGTGGATTTTATGTAGACTGCGATTTTATTTCACTAAGAAAAGGAGAGATCAATCTTATAGTAACTGAGGAAAGTAGTTTCTATAACAAATTCATTCTTGCTACTCACGTATGCAAGGCACTAAACTTGCTCGATAAAGAACAGCGAATAACTGTCTTTCAAGCAATTCTTTATGAAAAGGAGTATGGAAAACCATGACCATACCTAGATTTATAGGCATAGATGTCGAGACGACAATGAATGCCAATGAGGATGTAGGACTAGCTCATCCTATGGATCCCAAGAACTACGTAGTAGCTTTTGGGTACACAGGAGGCAGCAGAACACACGTAACTTACAGCAAAGATGATTTTATTTCAGCAATGAGGTTACAAGACAAACAAGACATTATCTGTGGGCACAACATATCTTTTGATCTAATGTATTTGTACAAAGAACATATTGTTCTTAAGAACATTTTACAAAGCTACAAGATATGGGACACACAGTTGGCAGAGTACATTCTTACAGCGCAGCAATCTAAGTTCTCTAGCTTAGATGAGTTGAGTGTTAAGTATGGTCTGCCTATCAAAGACGATAAGATCAAAAAGTACTTTCAAGCAGGACTAGGGTCTGACAAGATCCCAGAAGAAGAGTTAACACCGTATCTCGTACAGGACGTAGAAAACACTGTAGCAATAGCAGAGATACAGTACAAACTAGCAGTAGAGAACAACCAGCTAAAGCTCATAGAGTCTCAGATGGAAGCTCTACATGCAACAACAGAGATGATGTTCAATGGCTTGCACATTGACCAGAAGCGTCTAGATGACTACACAGTGGAGGTAGTTAATGAGTACGTTGAATGTAAGCTAGACCTAGAAGAGTTAGCAGGTAAGGACATAGAAGACATCAACAGTCCTAAGCAGTGGTCACAGTTGTTCTTTGGTGGTACTAAGAAAATCAAAGTCAAGGAAGAAGTAGGCGTGTACAAGAATGGTAAGACCAAGTACAAACTTATGGACAGGACAATAACCATAAAGCCTCTAATAACTTATGTACCAGATCCTGAGAAGGTATCTGAGAAGACTGGACAGGTGTCGGTAGATGACTCTGTGCTCAACGATATGCTCAAGCATACGTTTGACAAGAGAGCAATACAGCTCATAGAAGGGCTGCTCAAGTACAGAAGCTTGTCTAAGCAACTATCTACGTATGTCCAGGGCCTAAGCAAACATGTTATTAGTAACTTTATACATGGCAAGCTTAACCACACAGCAACGGTAACGGGTAGGTTGTCTTCAACCAATCCTAACCTTCAGAACATTAGTAATAACCCTATAAAGCAGATCTTTACATCTAGATTCCCAGGTGGTTCTATCGTAGAAGTTGACTTTAATCAGCTAGAGGTTGTTGCTCTTGCTCACGTGACTAACGACAAGCAGCTTATCAAAGACATTGCCAGTGGAGCTGACATACATTCAGAGTTGTACAAGGGTATGTTTGGTCGTTATCCAACCAAAGAAGAACGTAAACCATTCAAGTCTAGGACATTTCAGCTAATCTACGGTGCAGGTGCTAAGGCTATTAGCAAACAAGCAGGTTGCAGCATAGATGAGGCTAAGAAGTTTGTAGATGTGTTCTATACACGTTATCCACAAGTAGCTTCTTGGCATACAGAGTTTGCTAGAAGGATAGAAACAATGTCTTACTATGCAATAGGAGAAGATGGATTACGAGAGAAAGTTAAATCTTATGTACTACAAACAGAGACTGGTAGAAAGTTTCTGTTTAAAGAGTATCACAGCGATAGTTCCTGGTCTGCTAAGACTTACAATTTCAGTCCCACAGAGATGAAGAACTATCCTATTCAAGGATTAGCTACTGGAGATATAGTACCAATGATGTTGGGTGTTATCTTTAGAGGGCTAATAGGTTGGGATGGAGTAAAGATAGTTAACACTATCCACGATTCCCTTATGTTTGATGTACATCCAATGCAATTGGATTATTTTTTAGAGGAGATAAGAGCGACACTAAACAGCACACACGAGTATTTTGAAATTATTTTTGGAACACCTCTGGCTCTGAAGCTCAATGCAGGAGCATCAGTAGGTGAAGATTGGTTTAACATGAAAGAACTAACATGAGCATGATGACAGGTACAGTGGAATCCGTATCCACAAAAGAAGTAAACACTAAATTTGGTACTAAACCTACTTTCTCAATGAAAGTAAATGGTACTTGGATTAAATGTGGTTTCAAAGATCCTAAAGTAGAAGTCGGTTACGAAGTAGAGTTTGATGGAGTATCTGGTACGTATGGCGTAGAAACTAAAGCCGTAAACATTCTTAGCAAAGGAAGTGGTACACCTACCCCTTCTGGTGGAAATAATGCTGCTGTAGCACCTTCTAAAGCTGTCTATGGGGGTACTAAAGTATTTCCTATACCCGCATTACATGGTGATAGAGCTATNATTCGTCAGAATGCTTTAGCTAGAGCTACAGATTTGTACATAGCGGCTAGAGGAGCTAAACCTTTTGAACTAGAAGAAAACAATCTAGATTTTGTTATTAGGTTAGCTCGTAAGTTTGAAGCTTATACTGCTGGTGATCTAGACTTAGCGCAAGCTATGGCAGAAACCGAAGTAACACAAGAGTAAGTTTATGGGGAGTTGTTAAGCCAGCACTCAAGGATGTCAACGTAGGAAATTTTCTGGCTTTCTGTCCTACCTAGTTGAAGACCAAATTGAGACTCCCCTCCTTTATAGAGATAAATATGAAACTAAAGAGTTACAAAGTAACGTTTACCTTAACAACAGTAGACGATAAAAACAACACACCAGATAATTGGTTGCCAAATGCTATCTTTGAACAGATATTTCCCTCAGAGGGAGAGTCGGTTGAAGGGTTTACATTTACAGAACTAAAGGAAGAAAATGAGAGCATTGATTGATGGTGACATCGTAGCNTATAGATCTGCTTGTAGCGTTAAGGATGACGAGGACACATGGATAGCCCAAGCTAGGGCAGATCAGATGATCCAAGACATACTAGCGGATACCCAAGCAACGTCTTACCAGGTATACCTAACAGGTAGCGGTAACTTTAGGAGAGAGATAGCACCTAGCTACAAGGCTAACAGACCTGACGAAAGACCAACACACTGGCAAGCAGTCAGAGAGTTCCTAGTAACACAGCATAAAGCAGAGATCTGTAACGGATACGAAGCTGATGACGAAATGGGTATCCAACAGGACAAAACTGGAGGTACGACAGTCATATGCAGCATAGACAAAGATCTACTACAAATACCAGGTAAGCACTACAACTTTGTTAAGAAGGTATTTCAGGAAGTAACTCCTGATCAAGGTCTTAAGTTTCTTTATTTACAAAGTCTTATTGGCGATAGATCTGACAACATCATAGGCGTAGCTGGTTTAGGTCCAGTAAAGGCAGAAAGAGCTTTAGCAGAGCTACTGCCTGAAGAGTGGTACGACAAGTGCCGTGAACTCTATAACGATGATGAGAGATACCATCTCAATATGAAGCTGCTTTACATCTGGCAGAAGCCTAACGACAGTTGGGAACCTCCAATACATCACGAGGAAAACACATGATTGAATACGACTTTGAAGGATATGCTAAGTTTCAAATTGATAAAGGATTAGGCTATTTGGAAGGTTTTAGTAAAGGCTATCACCAAGCTAAATCAGAATGGGTAGGTTTAACAAGGTCTGAAGTTTTG